TTTATTCATTTTTGTAAGACTAGGCTTACGTCCAATACTCGTCTTGTGAAACACAGGTTCGTGTGCAACCTTGTTTAGAAATCCTTTAATCTTTGCCAAAGTAACTATCCAAATCTGTTTGCAATGTATCTTTTGTGAGGGCTGGTATATAACTTATCTTGCCATTAATATGCTGTTCAAGATCAGCTCCGCAGGTCATACATTTATAGTATTCTTTTGTAAGGCCAACTAACATAGTTAGCTCATTACACGTTGGACATTTACCTGTAACAATTTCCGCATTAAATCTAAAAGGTTTCATGTTAGTCTATTATCAATTTCTTGATACTCTTACTACCGTCAATATTGTCCTCTAACTCTGCTTTACCTTTATAGCATTTGTAGGATACAGACTCACTGTATTGTCTTTCTGCTGTAAGTTTACCACGTATACATTGTGCCATACCTTTATCTTGATAACGTGCTTCTTTAATTTCACCTTGTACAAACATTAATAAAGCTACACATTCAACAATCATTGTCCATTACCGTTTGTATACTTCATTTCTCTATTTGCATCTTTTAATTTTTCAATATCTACTAAAACTTTATCCATTTGTTTACGTAAAAATTCTATGTTGACTTTGTTTAATGCCATGGACTCTATATGTTTGTTTAATTTGTCGGTGGTCTTGTAAAGGTCTTCCAACATCATGTACTGCTCAGAATCCGCGGGCAACGATCCTAGTTGACCTCTTGGCCATTTAATTCTAAACTCTGTGTTTTCTTCTAGGTCCTTCTCCATTATCTGTATACGAGTGTCCGCAATATTAAGACGTTCTAAAATTTGAAAGTAACCCATGGTGCCAAGGGCGACGATTATTATCAAACTAGCAACCGTCTTCATCGGCATTTGCACTGCTGCCTCCTCTGATATGTTTAATGGTTTCTTGCTCATCTAATTGGTATATATCCCGGTTCCATAAAAAGAGCCATCAAACACAATAATATTATTAATACCGCTGTGAAATAGTAATTCATTCCTGGCTACCTCTATTGTCATAGCTATCTATTTTATATTCTTATGTGCTAGAAATCAATCTTCTTTGTCTTCTATCTGGTAGAACATCTTGTCAGTATCTTCTGTAACCCAGTCTTTATTTTCGACAGTCCAGTAAGTATTTTGGACTTTAAAGTCAGGCCAAAACTTATCAGTAGTATAGTGAGACAGGTTCCAAAGAATACGATTATTAGGCTGAGCTGCATAATTACCGTTATCAAGTTCCAATATATGCGCACACTTATGTTCTTGAGGTATTTCACTGTGATCCGTATCCAGGATATTACTCTCCGGGTGAGCCCAGTCAATAGTAAATAAATATTCACCTTTATAAAATTTTTTGTCTTTACCTAAAAACTTACCACGTTGATTAGTGAGGTAACTAAAATGATGAACACTGGGATAATAACTAAAACAGTTCCACAGTTCCAACTCGTGAGTCTGCATATCGGGCACTTCGGCTCTGTCATGCGATTTTTGGAAAAACGCGCCGATAGGCAATCTCCAGTAACACGCACCGTTTGTAAGCATGATGTTAAATAAGATCGCCATCCCTGATATCGATGAGATACCGAAGATAACACACTCAAGACTTTCGCCTTTATATTGTTTAAGATCATACAAATACTCCTTTCGTACTTTACAATAAATGGGTGGAATGTCTGCGTTTAAAAAAGCCATGCACCTAATACGAATCCAGTTATGAATCCGCCACCAATTAAAACTATTTCTTGTCTATACAATAAAGACCAAGTATTTATTCTATTTAATATCGCCCCAATTTTTTCCTTGTTCATAATCAACCTTGTTAGGTACTTTTAACTCCACCGCAGATTCCATAATCTCAATTATTTCTTCTGCTTTTTTATTAGATTCAACAGAAATATCTACTTCATCATGAATCTGTATGTGTGGTATTATACCATTTTCATACAATGCGACCATACTTTTTTTAGTCATATCGGCCGCAGATCCTTGTATTAATTTATTTAAAGCTTTGTAAGTAAATGCACGTTTTAATGGTTCATCATATTCTTTTCTTGCTTGTTCCAATGGTAATGGTTTAAATACACCAAACTGCACTGGCTGCCATAAATCAAAATGACATGCACGTCCTAACAAAGTTCTAATTTTACCTCTATCATTTGCTTTACGAGATACATTATCCATGAGTTGTTTTACAAATGGAGCTTTTGTGTGATATTGTTTTATTAACTTTTCTGCAGAATCTTTCATCAAACCTAGTTCTGCCATCAATTTATTTTTACCCATTCCATACATAAGACCTAAATTAATTGTCTTAGCTTGTTTTCTCTCTATACCTGCCATATCAGCTACAACTTGGTGGAAGTCTGCATCACCTTGGTTGTATGCTTCTACAATCTCATCAACACCAGCTAAATTTTGTAGCTTTGCATAGTGCACTAAAATTCTAGGTTCTTGTTGAGAATAATCAAATGATCCCCAGTTATGGTTTTGTTCTGGTATAAAAATAGATCTAATCAAAGGACCAAGTTCAGGATGTCTTGCAGGTATCTGTTGTAAGTTTGGATTAGACATACTAAATCTACCTGTAACTGTACCACCAGTATCAGATCTAATTTGGTTTATGTCTGCATGTATTCTACCATTGACTGCGTGTTTAGTTATAGAATCTATAAATGTGCTGTGAGCTTTGTTTAGTTCTCTTGCTTCAGCGATTGCTTTTGGTAATTCATGTGGATGATTTTGTAAAAAGTTTTTTGTAAAACTTGGCTCTTTACTTTTTTCTGTTCTGTCATACGGAAGTTTTAATTTATCAAATGCTTTCGCAATACTACGTGCTGCCATTATTTCTACGTCAACACCAGTTAAAGATTTAATTTTAGCTAATATTTTTTTCTCTTTGTGCATCAAAGATTTTTTAATATTATCTGCTTTTTCTAAATCAACTCTTACACCTTTAAATCTCATATCAACTAAACATGGAAACAATCTTGTTTCTAAATTAAATATATCCCAAAGCTCTTGTTGATATAATTCTGTTTCTAATCTTTTCCAAAGTTTAAGTGTAGCCTCTGCATCACGTTCTGCATATTGTCCAACAAACATAGCAGGCAATCTCCACAAATCTTTCTTAGGATCAATACCATATTCTTTTGCTGCAGCATTTAAAATATTCTCATCTTTACCAATGCCAATATAATGTTTTGATAGAGTATTTAATTTATATGATAATCTATTCTCATCAATCAGAGACGCTGCTATCATGGTATCAACTATTTTACCTCTAATAATTAAACCTGATGATCTCAACCAACAAATATCATACATCGCGTTGTGAAATATAAAAGTAGTGTCTTCTTGATTAAATATGTCCTGTAACCATGAGAACACCAGTTTTTTATCCATATTGCCATTTGACTCGTGTTCTATAGGGAAATAGCCTGACCACCCCTCTACGGCCACCGCAATGCCAGCAATGTGCCCTTTTCCAGTCACATTACCAGAACCTAACTCTTTTAAATTAGGATCATTAGTTTCTAAATCTATTGCTATCTCTTTGGCCCCTCGAAGATCTTTTAATTCTTCTGGCATGACCCATTCTGTCTCTGGTGTAAACAGAGGTATTTGTGTGCTTCTCACTTATAATCCCTTTCAATTATCATCTCAATAAAATGGATAGCTTTTAATAAATCCTCCTTACCATTCTTATCTTGATGCCTGATTATGTATTTAATAGCACAACCTTCAGGATATAGCAACTTGTTCTCTATTACAAACTTACTAGGTTGTATGGTATATTTTTGATAGTGTTTTCCACCTATCTGTTTATCATAACTACTCATAATAAATAAGCTTTCTCAAAATCTTTTGGATCCAAAACATGCAATTCGCGTTTCGCTCTTGTTGCTCCAGTATAAAATAATCTATGTAATTCATCTGGATCATAACTAAATGTTTCAAGTGCTGCGTTTGTTATATCTTGCATCAATAAAACTTTGTCAGCTTCACCTCCTTTCGCTCCGTGTATTGTTGACATTTGTATACGAGGATTTTTATTTAACGTCTCACCATTCGCCCTCATGTTACGAATGTAGTTTTCAGTGATAGGATCTAGTCCTTCAAATGCTTCATACCAAACACTATCAACTAAAAGTCCATGATCTTTTTTACATTCTTTTAATGTGTATTTATTTTCAGAGTGTAATGTTTTACCTTTTCTAAATCCCTCTAATACATTTGATCCAAGGTATTCATAAATATTTTTTATTTCTAAATGATTTAATAAATCACCATTACGCCAGGCTTCCCAATTATTTAATGCCAATAATAATTTTAATGATATTGAGTTACGTCCTTTAAAAGAATAATACCAGCCTCTAAGTTCACACACTTCTTTTACAGAATCTAAAAAATGATTTGCAGAAGATAACACTAACCAGTTACCTTCAGACATATTTACCTGTGTGATGTCAGAATATCTATGTAAAGTTCCTTGTTCTGTTCTTGGTTTATATTCTTTGTCAAATCTATTTTGTACTTGTCCTATAATTTTTTGTGATAATTCGTGTATAGGTCCCCCAGGTATACGATAAGATTGATCTAATGTTTTGATATCATCTACCTCTTCTTTGAGTGCAATAAAATGATCTACGTCTGCACCTGCCCATTTAAATATTGCCTGGTCATCATCGCCTGCTATGTAAGTTTTCTCCGCATAACTCCAAATCTTTCTCACCATTTCCCACTGCAACAAAGACAAATCTTGTGCTTCATCTATGAATAAAACTTTGAATTTATTGTAGTTTTCTTTGGTCAAGAAATCTTCTAACAAGTCATTAAAATCTTTTAAACCTTTTTCTTTTTTAAATCTTTTAAGTTCTTCTGCTAATAAAAATAATGTATTTCTTTCTATATCTAATATGTTTTGTCTGGAATCGTAGTATTCTAATAGATCCATTCTTTTTACAGCTGCTGTATTTATTATAGTGAGGTATTCGTTATCAGAATTAAATGTGCCATCACTATCAGAAAACTTTGCAGTTTTAATTGGTATGCCACATTTTTCACCAAACTCTTTATAATCTTCTGGTCCCATCATTTTTTCTTTTGTCATACCTAATTGATTAAATGCATACGAATGCAATGTTCTAAAAAATGCTAAATCATTTTCTATATCCAGGCCAAACTTATCCGCTGCCCTTGTTGCTGCTTCCGTTGCAGCTTTTTTAGTGAACGAAAAATAACCTATTTGTTTAGGTCTGATTCCGTCTTGTATGAACTGGTCTACCAAGTTTAACAACGTTGTTGTT